ACCCCATAATAGAAAGGAGATGAGGATACTTATTAGGTGGTCGATATAAAAGTTATATACTCACATTACCCCCATTAACTTTTCTTAATATAAACAATGATTTATATGTGTAGCACTGTTATAAATTGTAATACAAGTTACAAATAAGATATGTCCTATTTTGCTAAACAATCTCTTCTAGGGACCAGGGGGATACCTACCCACCTGTCATTAATTGCATAGTAACTAAAAAATTTCTCAGAGAAATTTCTAACATCAAGGGAACTAATAACTTGCTCAGGGTCGTTAGACCCCTCGCATAGCTTGCTACTAAGGGGTAGTGTCTTATATTCTGTTTAGAGTGGGGTAATGATAAGTTTTTTAAATCAAAAGTCTATTGACTTTTATTTAAAAATATGATAAAATATTTGTAATTATTAATTATTAATTAAAAAAAGTTTCCTTTGGGGGAAACTTTTTAATTATGTAATTATTTAATTATGTAGACTAAAATAAATAAATATCTTCTTGACAAAGACTATATTTTATGATATAATAATTATGTAAAGCGTATAATTATATCTTATGAAAACATTTAATAGTCTCAACTTAAAAGACGACTTAGGTCGTTATCGCACTCAATCCCTTTTCTGGGAACTAAGGCATGGGGTGGATACTAACAAGTATCCCCCTGTCTTTACGACCAAGGATGAGGATATAGAACGTGATGGTGTTAAGTATGTTTCTATGAAGAAACTATACATGGCATATGATCACATTCCAGGATATGAATACGAGTTTGCTATGGAGGTTCTAGGATCATGGGATCACTGGAATAAATTAGCTAACGACACAATACCAGACATCAAGAACATGATACAGGGTTGGAGAGATGAATTAGATATTCGTCTGAAAGCTCATGGACTTAAAGCTTTGATACACGCATCTAGAGATAACGATGCGAAGGGAGTACAAGCTTCTAAGTATCTCGTAGAGAAAGGATATATTCAGAAGAGGGGTAGACCTTCTAAAGAAGAAGTAGATAGAGAACTTAAAGCCAATACTAAACTTAAAAAAGAATTTGAATCAGACCTTGAACGTATAGGTCTTAAAGTCGTAGGAGACAAATAGTGGCAAAGTTATCACTTAGTAATATAGAGTCAGGTTATGCCTCAATCTCATTATTGAACGCTTCATTTGATACTATTGAAAATGAATTTCAAAATAAAGTTTTATATCGAGATAATCCAACTGGTGAGCCTAACTCCATGGAAAATAATCTGGATTTAAATGGTAATGACATTTTAAATGTAGGTGATATAGACGTAACAAGCTTTAGAGTAAATGGAGTTGACTATGTAGCTTCTATGAATACTATTTACAATAATTATCAAAGTATCACGCAGAAGGTTACGATAAGTACAGCATCTCCTTCAGGAGGCTCTGATGGTGATATTTGGTTTAAAATAACTTAACAGGAGAAATAAATGGCAGCTTTATCAGATCACGCAGAGAATCTATTGCTTAATTGGTTAATGACAACAGACTCTGTTACACGTCCAACAGCATGGTATATTGGTTTATATACAGCAGCACCTAGTGATTCAGGTGGTGGTACAGAAGTATCAGGTAATGGATATTCTAGACAATCAGCTACATGGAATACAGCATCAGGTACTGGTGGTACAACCGACAATACAGCTAATATTACATTTACTGCTAGTGGTGGTGGTTGGGGTACAATTACTCATATTGGTATTCATGATGCCTCATCAGGTGGTAACTTGTTATGGCATGGTGCTATGTCAGCATCTAAAACTATTGCAGACGGAGACACACTTCAGTTCAACACTGGCAATATTGACTTAACACTAGCTTAAGGAAATAAATGGCTAACGGGTATCGAATATCGGAAAGTGGTGACTTTCGTATTGCCGAGAATGGTGATTCTCGATTAACCGAAGGCTTTAATATAGTAGAGATAACTCTCTCTGCTACAGGCAGTGTTGCAAGTGTAAGTGGTTTAATAACAGAAGGATCTGCAGATTTATCAGCTACAGGTTCTAAAGTAGTAGCAGGAGCAGGAACTTTAGTAGGTATCGTAGATATAAATGCTTCTACTACATTAACATCAGAATCTATAATTATAAGTTTAGCAGAATCTGCATTAACAGCATCAGGAACACAAAGTGTTAATGGTAGGCGAATTAGATATGCAATATCACCTTTAAGTGCTATTGGTTCACAAGTAGCTGCAGCAGAAAAAACTTTATTTGGTAAATTCTTAAATGGTGCTGTAGAAAATACTCGTATTTTAGAAAATGGAGATACTAGACATACTGAAGCAGGTGATACTAGAACAGCTACTAATATTTTTGGTAATGCAGGTGAAGGTTCTATTTTAGTTTCTGCAGATAAAACATTGTTTACAAGTCAACCTTATTATAATGATGAAGATACTTGGAAAACATTTGTTCCTTATGTTAAACATAATGGAGCATGGATAACAAATATTAAAATTTACAAACACACTAACGGAGCTTGGAAGAGGAGTTATTAAACTATGGCAAATGTAAAAATATCAGACTTGACAGCAGCCTCAGCAGCAGCAGGTGCTAACGAGTATGAAATCAATGAAGCAGGTACAAGTAAAAAAGTTACTGGTACTCAAATTGCAACTTTTGTAGAAAGTACTTTAGGAGCACTAGCTTCTTTAGATACAGTTGATACAGCACAAATTGCAGACGATGCAATAGGTGCCGATCAAATTGATGAGACTTCTAGTCCTACAGTAGCTACATTAAATGCTACTACTGTAGACTTAGGAGACTGGACAGTAACTGAATCTTCAGGAGTACTTAAATTTGCATATCAAGGAACAGATAAAGCAAAACTAGATTCTAGTGGAAACTTTACAGTTGTTGGTGATGTAACAGCTTTTGGAACTATTTAATTATGGCTATACCAGGACCAGGAACCCCAATTGATTTAACAGACATAGCAACAGAGTTTAACGATGATGCTCCCCATAGTGTTAGTGAATTTTATAGAGGAGGTGGATTAGTTCCAGATAGTGCATCAAACTCTGCTGTACCTTCTGCAGGTGCTATTACATTAGGTAATTTTTATGGAGCTCAAAATAGAGTAGCACTAGCTTTAAGTATTACAGGTAATACTAATAATTATAATTTATATACAGCAACTACAGCAAGTCCTGCATATGTTCCAGGTACTACTGATATTACTTTAACTGTAAATCCAGGTGTAACTGTAGGATCTACCTCTACAGGCACTTATGCTTTATCTGTACCATCAGATTTTAATTCAGGTGATAATATTACATTTGTTAATCAAGGAACTATTGTAGGGCGTGCAGGTAATGGTGGTCGTGGAGGAAATCATCCAGGAGGAAATGGAGTTGCTGGACAGGCAGGAGGTCATGGATTATATATCAATCGCCCTGTAACTATTACTAACAATGGAACTATTGCAGGTGCAGGTGGTGGTGGTGGTGGATCTGGATCTGTTTCTCTTGTCACTGCTGTAGGTCAAAAAGGTGCTACATATACTCCGATTGGTGGCTCTGGTGGTGGTGGTGGTGCAGGAGTTCAAGCAGGTACAGGTGGAGCAAAAGGAATTGGTGCACCACCTCCTGGAGCATTAGGAAGTGATCCAGACGTGTACAATGGTTATGCAGGCTCATCAGGTAATGCAACTCAAGGTGGAGCAGGAGGTCCAGCGAAACAACGCGGCAATGCTCCTACTGGTACCATTGGAGCAACTGGAGCAGGTGGGAATGGTGGAGCCAGAGGAGCTAATGGTCAGGCAGGAGCAAGTGCTACTGGCGTTAAGCAAAACCCTAGACCTCCAGGAGGAGGAGGTTCTACAGGTAGATACATTACAGGGCAATCTTTCGCAACATGGCAAACAACTGGCACTCGACTTGGTGGAGCCAGTTAATTAACGAGGACATTATGAAGACAATTAAATTTAAAGTAAAAGAATATGATGAGGATACTAATTCTATTATAGTTTCTTTTTCATCAGACGAGACAAAAACTAATAATCCAGAAGATTATGAAGCATTTGCAATACAACCAATAGAACAATATCCTGATATTACTGATGTTGAGGTATTGAAAAAAAGAATTGCAGAACAAGGTATTGGTTTAGCAGAACAAGCTAAGTTAGCAGAGCAAGCGAAAGCTAATACAAAAATGCAAACTAAATTAAAAGAAATGGTTGGACAAACATTTGAATATAATGTTTCTGATTTAATTAATACTAATATTGAAGTTACATACGCTAGTGAAGTGATTGTACCTCCAATGGCAGAGTAAGGGGATCATAATGAGAGTAATGAATCTTGTACAGTGCAGAGATTTTGCAATATGTTTTGGAGCAGCAACAGCAAATGATTCTATTGTGCATCCAAACACATTACAAGGCAATACGCAGATGCAGTTTTATCTTGCACATGGATATGTCAATGTATCTAATGGAGTAGTCAACTATGACTTACCATTAAAAGAATGGTTTGATCTGAGTGAGTTTAAGAATGATAAAAAGATTACTTATTCTACAAATGAACAAGGATGTACATGGATAGTAATTCTACCTAAAAATAATACTGATGAATACACAGTTGCTAATGTTACTAGTGGTCAAGTAAATGCTGCTGAAAACTCATTTTTATTAATTACTAATGGTGATAAAGTAACAGTTAATGGTGTAAAATTAAGACAGTTTAACTATGTTCCTTTAGATAAAAATGTTATGGTAGAGTTAAATGGTGGAGAAGTACATAAGTTTACTATTAAATGATAATTAAAAATCTTATACCAAAAGAATTTTGTCAGTATTTTACCCATATACTGCTACGCAACATAGACTTGCAAGAAAAAAAAGAAGACGATCAAGTGCCAAACTCATTAACTCTCATGAGTCATGACATTGTATTTGAAACATTACAAGAACGTTTATGGAGCAGAATTGAAGGGCATGTAGGTAGACCTTTAATACCAACTTATGCTTATGCAAGATTGTATCAAAATGGAAATGTGTTAGAAAAACATACTGATAGACCTGCATGTGAAGTCAGTGTTACTTTGCAGTTAGGAAGATCTCATCACTATTCTTATCCTATATATTTAGAAGGTACACGTGTTGATCTTGCAGAAGGCGATGGCTTGTTATATAACGGAATAGAACAAGAGCATTGGAGAGATAAATGTGATGGTCCAGAAGGTTATTATTCTGGTCAAGTGTTCTTACATTATGTATATGCTGATGGTGAGCATGCCTCCGAGATAGGTGATAATCATCATAGAAAAGAATACTCATACATGAAAAACAGAACATTGTTGATGGAAGTAAAATAGATTGTATGTTGTTATTGAATCCGAAAAATCATCATGGTATGGAAAGTTATGTGTATTGGGAAGATTTTTTAACTGAAGATGAAATTAGATTTTTAGCTTACCATAAATCATTTCAATATCCACATACAGCAGAAGTCGGAGGGCAAACCGATGAAAATAAAATTAATTTAAATGTAAGAAGAACGAATGTTGGATGGGTAGATTTTTCACAAGATCATCAGCATATATGGAATAAAATAGCTAATGTATTTTCGAAAGTAAATAGTCAATTCTTTCATGTAAACATTACAGGGCTGTATGAAGAGATGCAGTTAACAGAATATAGTTCAGCTTTTCAAGGTCACTATGACTGGCATATTGATGGTAATATTGCTGATTTGAATATACCTAGAAAGTTATCAATGGTGTTAATGCTATCTGATCCATGTGAATTTGAAGGTGGTGAATTGCAAGTCAATACTGGTGGTGGAGAAGTTACGTTAGAAATGAAAAAAGGCAGAGCTTGGTTTTTCCCGTCTTATGTTTTGCATCGAGTCAAGCCTGTAACAAAAGGTATTAGAAAGTCTGCTGTTGTATGGGCAGGTGGAGAGCAGTGGAAATGAAATTAAGCATTATAGAAAAGCCTAATTTAGATTTAGTAGTCATTGATGATTTCTACACACCCGAAGAGTTACATGATGTTAAAAATGAGTTAGTTAGTATTTATAAATTTAGAAAGAGACCAGGTCAAACTGGTGATGCTATGAATGGATTTGAACACCAAAAGACTGGGACTGGTGTCTTCTTGCATGAATTATATTATGATGCTAATGAATCTTCAATTGTAAATTATAATCAAAAAATATTTACACATCAGTATTTAGATGAGTTGATTGATCGTAGCGTACATTATAAACATATTAGAAACTCTACAGTTGATACTGTATTAGTAAACTATTATAATGATAATGAAATGTACAATCAGCATACAGATCTATCATTATTTACTGTAATAATATTACTAGGTCTAGGGGACTTTAGTGGCGGAGGTATGTATTTTAAAGACATAGACCAGGAAATAGATTTTAAAGAAAACAGGGCTATTATTTTTCCTGGATGTGCTATACATCAATCAAGACCAGTGCAAGGCAACGGAACAAGGGTAAGTATTGCTCAATTTATAAACTATGCAGCAAATTAGTAGGAATATTTAATGACAACTCCTAAAGAAGTAGAACAAGAATTACGATCTCATGAAGAGCTGTGTGCTGAACGTTATGCAACTATTCATCATAGATTAGATCGTATTGAAGGTATGTTAAATAAACTAATCTGGGGATTAGTTGCAGGCTTTATAGGTTTACTTGTAAGTGTTATGACAAGTAAACTTAAAGCAGAAGAACTACCTCAAGTAATGGCTACTCCTACTGACGTTGGTTTTATTTATTTAACTGTAGATCCTTGTCCTGAACAGATGGGACCTTTCTATCAATACCTTACAGTAGCTACTGAAGAAAACCATCAACCTCATATTGGTTGTTGGAATGTAGATGGACCTTTAGTTATTGTAAGATGGTTTGAATTAGATGAATCAGTATCTTATGATAAAGCAGAGTTTAAACCTTGGCAAGGACCTAAACCTGAACTATGATTAAGAAACTTAAAAAAATTTTTACAGGAGAGTTTATAGATGAGCTATTTAATTTTAGTGATACTGACAATAATTTTTTGGGAAATACTACTTCAGAAACCACTGAAAGAGTTTCTAAATCTAAACCTCGTCCCTTGGTACTTAACACAAAAAAACAAACTGAAGAAAATAAGAGACGTTCTGAAAGAGGTCATATCTAAATGATGTGGGGTCCTATAATTAGTGTAGTTAGTTCTGTATTAGACAGAGTTATTCCAGATAAAAATGCTAAAGAAAAAGCAGCACAAGAAATTGAAAAAGCTCTTATTGATAATGCAGCACAATTAAACTTAGCTCAAGCAGAAACTAACAAAGTAGAAGCATCACATAGATCAGTATGGGTTGCAGGTTGGAGACCTTGTTTAGGTTGGGTAGCTGCTTTAGGATTTGCATGGGTATTTGTATTACAACCATTAATTATTTGGATGATTACTTTATATGGTGTAGATGTACCACTACCTGACTTTCAAACAGATGCATTACTTGAATTAACATTTGCAATGTTGGGTTTAGCAGGTTTAAGAACTTATGAAAAGCAGAAAGGTATAACTAAATAATGGCTAAAGATCCTAGACTAGAAAGAGCTGGAGTATCAGGATATAATAAACCTAAACGTACTCCAGGACATCCAACTAAATCTCATGTTGTTGTAGCTAAATCAGGAGATCAAGTAAAGCTTATTCGCTTTGGTCAACAAGGTAAAAAAGGTGCAGGAGCTAATCCTACTACACCTAAAGAAAAAGCTAGACAAAAATCTTTTAAAGCTAGACATGCTAAGAATATAGCTAGAGGTAAAATGTCAGCAGCTTACTGGGCAGATAAGGTTAAATGGTAATGAGTTTAGTAGAGAATATAAATAAAAGAAAAAAAGCAGGTACTAGTAGAAGTAAAAAGAAATCTACTATAAGTGCTAAAGCATATAAAGATATGCAAAACAACTGGGGTAAACCTAAAAAGAAAAAATAACATGACTCAGATTGACCAAATCAGAGAGGCAGCAGAAGCAGATCTGCTTACTTTTATACGACTAGTAGCACCTCATTTAATGTTAGGTGCAGTGCATGAAGAGTTAATAGCATGGTGGTGTAAACAAGATTCTAAGGCTAACCAATTAGTATTGCTTCCTCGTGGTCATATGAAGTCAAAACTAGTAGCTTATAGAACTGCTTGGTGGATTACTAAACATCCTGAAACTACAATATTATATGTGTCAGCTACTGCTGACTTAGCAGAAAAACAATTGTATGCTATTAAACAAATTATAGATAGCCCAATTTATAGAAGGTACTGGGCAGACATGATACATCCTGAAGAGGGTAAACGAGAGAAGTGGGCTGTTGCAGAGATTGCAGTAGATCATCCAAGACGAAAAGAGGAAGGAGTTCGAGATGCTACTTGTAAAGCTGTTGGGCTTACTAGTAATACTACTGGCTTCCACGCTGACGTTGTTGTCCTTGACGATATCGTTGTACCAGGCAATGCTTATACTGAAGAAGGACGAGATAAGGTTGCAGCGGCATATTCACAATTGGCTTCCATTGAAAATCCTGGTGCTTATGAGTGGGTTGTTGGTACTCGTTATCATCCTAGAGATATATATGATACCATGGTAAACATGAAAGAATCTCTTTATGATGATGAAGGTGAATTAGAAAAAGAAGAAGCAGTTTATGAATTGTTTCAAAGAGTAGTAGAAACTGAAGGTGAGTTTCTTTGGGCTAAACAAAAAAGATCAGATGGTAAAGTATTTGGATTTGATGCAAGAGAACTTGCAAGAATTAAAGCTAAGTATATAGATCAAACTCAGTTCTATGCACAGTATTATAATGATCCTAATAGTACAGAGACTGCTAATTTAAACTCAGAAGACTTTCAATATTATGATAGAGCAGTCTTAGTTAATAAAGAAGGTGACTGGTATATTAGAGATCGTAAGTTAAATATATATGCAGCTATTGACTTTGCTTTCTCATTACGTAAACAAGCTGACAGCACAGCTTTAGTTGTAGTAGGTGTAGATCATCAAGCTAACTATTACGTATTAGATATAGATAGATTTAAAACAGATCGTATTGTAGATTACTATGATCACATACTTAGAGCTTGGGAAAAATGGGGATTTAGAAAACTAAGAGCTGAGATAACTGTAGCTCAACAAACTATCGTAAGAGAGTTAAAAGAAAGTTATCTTAAACCAAATGGTATACCTCTTGTTATAGATGAGTTTAGACCTACTAGACATTTAGGAGATAAGAATCAACGTATTAATTCTGTACTAGAACCTAAGTATCATAACAAACAAATATGGCATTATAAAGGTGGTAACTGTCAACCTCTAGAAGAAGAACTCAGTATGAGACACCCACCTCATGATGATATTAAAGATGCATTGTCAAATGCTATAGCTATTTCTATAGTACCTAGACAAAGAGCAAATGGTTTTGCAGTAAGCAATAGCAATGTAATAACACACTCTCGTTTTGGTGGAGTAACTTACTAAGGAAAAAATATGGCAGGTAAAGTCGCACAATTTGAAAAGGCAGTTAATGCAGATACAATGGCAAGAAATCTTGCAGCTTTGTATAATCAATGGTGGATTCAAAGACAAAACAAAGAGTCAGAGTGGAGAGAATTACGTAACTATCTTTTTGCTACTGATACTACTACAACATCTAACTCAGGACTTCCCTGGAAAAATAAAACTACTTTACCTAAGTTAACTCAAATTAGAGATAACCTTCATGCTAATTATATGGATGCTTTATTTCCTAATGATGACTGGATGAAATGGGAAGGTGCTACATTAGAAGATAACTTTGTAGCTAAACGTAAAGCTATTCAAGCTTACATGAAAACTAAAGTTAAAGAGTCTGGCTTTAGAGAAACCATATCACAACTTGTAGCAGATTATATTGATTATGGTAATTGTTTTGCAGATGTTCAATATATAAATGAACAACATATAGATCCTGTTACTGGAGAAACAATTACTACTTATAATGGTCCTAAAGTAATTCGTATTTCTCCATTTGATATTGTATTTAATCCTACAGCTCCTAGCTTCTCAGAAGCTCCTAAGTTTACTAGATATATTAAATCAGTTGGTGAGTTAATGACTGAGATTGAAGAACGACCAGATCTTAATTATGATCAAGCTGCAGTAAATCGTGCTTTAGAAATAAGAAACTCTTTATCTCAATTTAAAATAGAAGATATTAATAAATCAGAAGCTTATATAGTAGATGGTTTTGGTTCTTTACAAGAGTATTATCAATCAGGTTACATTGAAATTTTAGAATTTGAAGGTGACTTTTATGATACTGTAGATCGTCAGTTACATAAGAATAAAATTATTACTGTTATAGATAGAAGTTATATTGCTAGAATTATTGATAATCCTTCTTATATTGGTAGAGATTCTAAACATCATGTAGGTTGGAGAAAACGTCCTGACAATCTATATGCTATGGGTCCTTTAGATAACTTAGTTGGTTTACAGTATCGTGTAGATCATTTAGAAAACTTAAAAGCTGACGCTTTAGATTTAACTATACATCCACCATTAAAGATTAAAGGAGATGTAGAACCATTTCAATGGGGTCCTGAACAAACTATTCATATTCCTGAAGATGGAGATGTAGAAGCTATGCCTCCTAATGCTGCTGCTTTTCAAGTTAACAATGAGATTGCAGCTATATTAAATATTATGGAAGAAATGGCAGGAGCTCCTAAAGAAGCTATGGGCTTTAGAACTCCAGGAGAAAAGACTGCATTTGAAGTACAACAGTTACAAAATGCTGCTTCTCGTATCTTCCAAAATAAAATTAATCAATTTGAAATTGAGTTCTTAGAACCAATTTTAAATACTATGCTTGAAGTAGCTAAACGTAATATGAACTTACCTGAGCTTGCTAAAGTTATGGATGATGATTTTGGTGTTACAGATTTTATATCTATTACTAAAGAAGACTTAACATCTCGTGGTAAGATTAGACCTATTGGTGCTAGACATTATGCAGCTCGAGCACAACTAATGCAGAATATGTTAGGTGTATTTAATAGTCCTATTGGACAAGTTATTGCTCCTCATATTTCAGCTAAGAAACTTGCTAATATGGTAGAAGAGTATATGGGTTTTGAAAAGTATGACTTCATTAAAGATAACGCTATGTTATTTGAGGGAGCAGAACAAGAAAAACTTAAACTTCAAATACAGCAAGATTTACAGCAACAAGCTGCTACTCCTCCAATAGAGGAACAAATGCTTGAAAATGATTTGCAAGGTGGGTTAGATACTAGCCCAGATGACATGGAAGACATGCTATAAACCTTGACTTTTTAATAAAATTATGGTATAATATTTATATGGATTTGAAATCAGATAAAGGCAAAAGCCTCTCAAAGGCTGAAGCCTTCAAAGAAATAAGAACTTATTTAGAAGAACAAATAAGTTTATCTCAAAGAAAGTGTTTAGATGATGATAACTTTGATAAACCTGCTTGGTCTCAGTACCAAGCTTATCAGTTAGGTATTCAGAAAGCTTTCTCTAAACTATATAATCTTATTCCTGACCAAGGAGAAAATAAATGAGTGAAGAACAAAACGTAACACAAACCGAGTCAACTACCCAAGAGACTCAACAAGCAGATACCCAAGCTAAACCTTTTGAGATTCCGACCGAAGCTCAAGAATTGGTAGGCGAAGGTAAGAAGTATGCTAGTGCAGAAGAAGCATTAAGATCTGTCCCTCATGCTCAACAGCATATCAAAACCCTAGAGGAAGAGATGGCTCAATTGAAAGAGGAACTATCTAAGCGTAAAACTACACAAGAACTTCTAGATGAAATAAAGTCTGGAGTCACACCTGTAGAGAACACCACTCAGGAGGTTGGACTGAGCCAAGATAAAATTATGGAAATGGTTAATCAGACTCTTAAGCAGAACGAAGCTAAACAAACTGCTAAACAAAATGCTGCTACAGTAGCTAATAAGTTTACTGAACAGTATGGCGCAGAAGCAGAAGAAGTTTATGGTCGTTTAGCTAAAGAATTAAACTTAACTACTTCTCAATTAAACGATCTTGCAACTAGATCTCCTAATGTAGTATTAAGATTAGCAGGTTTTAATAGCTTTACTTCTAATGTAAGTAGACCTACTAGCTCTGTTAACACAGAAGCTTTATCTAAGAATAAACCTCAAGCAGAAATATCTGCTAGAGTTCCTAGAGGTGCTTCTACTAAAGACTTAGTATCTGCATGGAGAGCAGCTGGTGAAAAGATTAAACAACAATCTTAATTTAAGGAGGGCTAATAATGGCTCAATTAACAAGTAATACTTCTGCTTTTATTGAAGCACAACAGTATTCACAGTTTATCCTTGAAAACTTACATGACTATCTACTACCAGAAGGTATGTGGAGAGACGTAACAGACTTTGGTTCAGGTACAACTCTTAACATTAAAACTGTAGGTACTGTAACTCTTCAAGATGCTGCTGAAGACACACCTTTAAACTACTCACCTATCGACACAGGTACATTACAACTTACAATTACAGACTATGTAGGTGATGCATGGAAAGTTAGTGATGACTTACGTGAAGATGGTTCACAAGTTGATACATTAATGGCTATGAGAGCTATGGAATCAACACGTGCTCTTGGTGAAAACCATGAAACTAAGTTCTTAAACGTAGCTAATGCTGCTCAAACAGCTGCTAATGTTAACTTAGTTAACGGTAGACCTCACCGCTGGGTAGGTTCTGCTGACTCTAACGCTAGAACAATTACTTTACAAGACTTCATCTCAATGAAGTTAGCATTTGATAAAGCTAATGTTCCTGCTGCTGGTCGTATCGCTATCGTTGATCCAGTTGTTGAAGCTACATTAAACAGCTTATCTAACTTAGTTAGCGTTTCTAACAACCCAATGTTTGAAGGTATTGTAACAGAAGGTTTTGCTCGTGACCATAAATTCGTAAGAAACATCTTTGGTTTCGATGTATACACTTCTAACTTCTTACCATCATTAACAGCTACTGAAGCTATTGATGCATCAGGCTATGGCTTGACATCTGAAACAGCTGCTGTTGGTGATAAAGCTAACGTATTTATGTGCGTAGCTGACGACTCATGCAAACCAGTTATGCATGCATGGAGACGTGCTCCTAAGACAGAAGGTTGGAGAGACAACGAAGAAAGAGCTGACAAGTATCAAGTTACTTCTCGCTTCGGTTTTGGTGCTCAACGTGTTGACACATTGGGTGTAATTTTAACTCACTCATCTAACTACTAGGAGATTAGACATGACATACGAAATTGATGCAAAACGTGGTGTAGCTAATCACTATGGTCCTAGATCAACAGACGCTGCTAAGGGTGGTCAAACACAATCAGTAGGTCAAGTCAAGCAAGCTGCTTGGACATTCACATGGGATAACCTTCCAGCTGCTGGTGCTTCAAACCTTGAGTTTGTATTACCTGCAGGTGCTTCTATCGTATCAGCTAAGTTAGCTGTTGACGAAGCATGGAATGCTGTTGTTGACGTAGGTACTGGTGCTTCTGCAGTTGGCTTCTGGGATGACGCTGACTTAAGTACAGATGGTGATGTATTAACATCAGCTGGTGCTTTAGTTGGTGCTAAACTTGCAGCTGACGCTGAAGTTGTGGTAACATCTGCTGCTACAGCAGGTAAAGCTACTTTAATCGTAGAATATTACTACGGTAAGTAATTAGGTTAGGGGACTTCGGTCCCCTCCTATTTTATTTAGGATAATTAAATGACAGTACAACATAACGCAATTACAGATCCAGACATACATGAACCTAAAAATATAGCTACAGCTACTGAAGGTAAAGTTTATGTATCAAACGGAGCTTCATCAGGTGATTGGAAATATGCACCAGGAAAAGCTCATGCTGAAATTTATATTAATGGGGGTGCAACTGCTCATACATTGGCAGCAGCTTCTGCGTTTACTAAACTAAATCCATCAGGTGAATGGACAGCTTCAGGTAATGAAGATCATTTATCCGTAGATCCAGCAAATGGAGAAATAACTTTACAATATGCAGGACATTACTATGTATCATTTTGGATAACTTTGGAAACAGCATCAATTTCTTCAGGATCTTCTTATCATTTTAAATATGCTTTAGATGGATCGGTTTCTTCTAGAGAAGTAGCTGTATCCAAACCTACTAATGGTACTGATAAGATTGTTATATCTTCAACAGGACTATTAGCTGCTACTGCTAATCAAACATTATCTATTTATGCAGGTGGAGATGGTACATCTTCAGGTACTAACTTTACTCCTATAGAAGCAGGCTTAACTGTTCTTTTCTTAGACTAGGATTAAACTATGGCTAAAATGACACTACTTGAAATGACACAAGACATACTATCTGATATGGATTCAGATGAAGTCAACTCTATTAACGACAGTGTAGAGTCATTACAAGTAGCACAAATAATTAAATCTACTTACTATAATATTATAGATGGTAGAGATTATGATTTTCTTTATGAGTTGTTTCAATTAGAACCTAGCGGTACAAATGCTAGACCTACTCATATGAAACTTCCAGAAAATATTATAGATCTTAAATATATTAAGTATAATAGTAGAACTCTTACTGATACTAAAGATAGATATATGAAAATTAAATATCTTAATCCAGAAGATTTTATGGAAGTAGTAGATAAAAGAGATAGTTCAAAAGCAAATGTAACTGTAGTAACAGATCCTACAGGTATATCAATTAACATTAATAATGATAAAGCTCCTCAATACTTTACTTCATTTGATGATGAATATTTAGTATTTGATTCTTATGATTCTCAAGTAGATACTACATTACAAAGTAATAAAACACAATGTCATGGTAAACGCTCAGTAGCTTTTTCTTTATTAGATACATTTACTCCTGACTTACCAATACAAATGTTTACTTATCTTCTTGCTGAAGCTAAGTCAACTGCTTTTATGACACTTAAACAAATGGCTAATGCTAAGGCAGAACAAGTATCTGTATCTCAAAAACGTAGAATGAGTCAGGATGCTTGGAGACTTAAGAATGGTATTCACTATCCTAACTATGGAAGGAGTCGTAAGAAATAATGTTAAGTAATCAAGCTAAAGCTTTTATACACGCACAGGTATATGGAATGGTTAAGAAGAGTGGAGTTAAGACCAAGAATCCATATAAACATTTACAACTAAAACAAACTAAAAGGAAATAGTATGGCTGGCGGAAGAAAAACAGTAAACCCTAATTATAATAAACCTAAAGATGATAATGGATTGTTTAGTACAGCTAAAAAACAAAAACAAACTGTTCAAGACTATTTTAAAAAAGGAAGAGCTCCAGGTTCAGATAAGTATAAACCTACTGATACTAGCTTAAGTCCTTATAAAAAAACTCCAGACTTAACTGTTACAGGAGACTCAGGTAAAATTAAACCTGCTAAGAATCTTATATCAAGACAAACAGAAGTTCCTTCAATACATAAAAGTAATCTAAAGCCTTCTTCGACTTCTACTAAACCTTTAGTAAGAACTACATCTCCTGATCAAGGAGGACTTAAAGTTTCTAATAAAGAAGTTGTTACTGGTTCTTTAAATAAACCTAGTGATACTAATGTATCTTCTGATAAAATGTCATGGGCTAGAGAAGCAGAAAGAATGGCTCGTAAAATGATGGGAGGTAAAGACTAATGGGAGATTTATATAAAGGTAAAAAACCTAGTGAAATGACTGCAGAAGATATAGCAGAAATTCGTGATGCTAACTCTACTAAAGCTAAAATGGGTGAAGGTAAACCTCCATCTCCTATAGCTGCAGGTAAAAAATTATATAATAGTGTTAAAGATGTTTTAGTTAACTCTATGGCTAAAACTATTGAAGTTAAAGAATCAAATAAAGAAAGAGTACAAACAATTAAACAACCTAAACCAGGTGCTAATCCTTCAGAAATATTAAGAAAGAAAAAATAATGGAAGCTAAAGTAATAAGATCTTACAAAGGTAAGGGAGTTAAAGAAATACAAGCATATATAGAACCAGGTACATCTCACTATAAAATTAAATATGAAGGTGGTGGAGAAGTTCCTCATGAACTTTCTGGTGTATACACTTCTATTAATGTAGTAGATCAAACTGTTCTTAACTTTATTAACTCAGAAAAACCTACATCTAAAAAGAAAGAAGTAACCGAAGAACCTGTTTCTAACAAAGAGGACTAGATGGCTAAGAAAGCTGAAAAGACTTTTAACTCCTTTGTTAAAGGTTTAGTTACTGAAGCTAGTGAACTAACTTTTCCTGAAGGAGCCCTAGTTGAAGGGGAAAACTTTGTACTTAAACGAGATGGCTCGTTAGAAAGACGTTTAGGTATTGACTATGAAAACTTGTATACTAAAGTATCTACAGGTTTAACTGAAAGTCAAATAGCTCAAGGTCGTTCAGCATTTTATAGATGGAACTCACCGTCAGGTGATAGTAGTTTATCTATTGGTGTTATTAGAATTTATAATCGTTTTTGGTTTGTAGATTTATTAACAACTAATCCTAGTAGTAATCTTCTTAACAATAGTTCATATATAGAAGTTCCTGGATTAACAACTAATGATGTTCAATTTGCTAATCTTAATAATCAATTAATTATAGTATCTCAAGATTTAACAACTCCTATTATATTTACATATAATACAGATACAAAATTAATTTCAGTATCTAATTTAAATATAAAAATAAGAGATTTATTTGGAGTTAATGATGGAATAGATCCAGATGTTAGACCTGATTATGCAGGTATTACTACAACTAAACAATGGATAGCTAAATCTACTAATTTTAAAAAAGGTGATGAGTTATATTATGGTGTTAATGTATATAAAGTAACTGCAGCTTCTCAAGGAGCTCAAACAGTTAGACCAGGCTATTCTAATATTCTATATAATTTTAATCCTATTTCTTATGCTTCACCTGAAATGGGTACTGTAGGTCCAACACATACATCTGGAACAGTAGCTAATGGAAATTTTGATCTTACTTATGTAAGAACTATTACATCTGCTGATACATCAGAAGAACATCGTTATAACTTACGTAATCAAGGTTGGAATAAAACTATTCAAGTAGTAGGTGGTGGAGATGCTATTGATAAAACAGGAAGTGTACTTGGAGTATTTCCATCAAACTCAGATGTATATTCATTAGGTAAAAACTCTAATCCTAGTTCAGGTGATTATGAAAAATATGATCCTAATATTCTTAAAAAGAACTCACAATCTAAATACCAAGTAGCTAAGGGTTCTTTTATTATAGATGCATTTAGTAGAGGACAGTCTAGAGAAACTGTTGCTGATGATGCTAAAATTAATAACTTACCTATAGATAAAGAAAATGGTAGATTTACTACAGTAGCTGCCTATGCTCAACGATTATTTTATTCAGGTGTTAAATCAGATATAACTGAACCTGATTCAAGATCTCCTAATTATAATAACTATATTTTCTTTTCACGTGTTGTAAAATCTCCAGAAGATTTTGAAAAGTGTTATCAAGAAGCAGATCCTACAGATCCAGGTATAAATAGTTTAGTTCCTTCTGATGGAGGTACAATTCAAATACCTGAAGTAAGTCGTATTGTTAAAATTGTAGCAGCTCAATCTTCTTTATTAGTTTTCTGTCAAAATGGTGTATGGGAAGTCTTTGGAGATACTGGTGGTTTTTATGCTAATAATTTCCAAGTATCTAAGATTTCTACTAATGGAGTAATGGATCAAAATGCTATTGTACAAGTAGGTGGTAATTTTATTTATTGGTCTAATGCAGGTATCTATACTCTTATTACTGATAATGCTTCAGGTCGATTTGCTCCTGAAAACATTTCACTTAAAACTATACAAAAACTATACTTAGATATTCCTTTCTTAGGTAAGAAACATGCTAGAGGTTTCTATGATGAAAAAGAAAATAGAGTTCGTTTCTTATATAATGATTCTGATAGTTATTCAGAAACTAATTATGTAAATAAATATAATAAAGAACTCGTATATGATCTTACATTAAAAGCATTTTCTTTATTTACTATAGGTGAGTTAGCTTCTAACTCTCCTTATGTATCAGACTATATAGAAATACCTAACTTTATATCTAGTGAAGAAGCTACTAATGTTCTTGTAAATACGGATGAAGTATTAGTTACATCAACAGATGAAGTTATTGTTAATGTAGATATAGAAGCAGATCGTAACTCTCAGTTTTCTTATTTAACTTTAGTAGGAACTAGTTGGACTGTTAGTAAAGCTAACAATACTACGTTTAAAGATTGGGTAACTGAAGATGCTACAGGAGTAAACTATGTTAGTTATTTAGTTACTGGTTATGAATACTATGGTGATATTCTTAAACGTAAACAAGTTCCTTATATACAATTTTATTTTGAACGTACAGAAGATGGGTATACTTTAATAAACAATAATTTAGTACTTAATAATCAATCTTCTTGTTTAGTACAATCTCAATGGAATTGGTCTGATAGTGCTAATAGTGGTAAATGGGGTTCTCAATTCCAGGCATATCGTTTACTACATAACTATATACCTGCAAATGCTAGTGATCCTTTTGATTATGGAGATAAAATTATTATTACTAAAAATAAACTTAGAGGTTCTGGTAAGGTTTTAAGTTTATATATTACTTCTGAGGAAGGTAAGGATATGAAGTTACAGGGTTGGGCTATGCCTGTAACTATGTCAAATACTGTTTAATGATTAAGTTATATGAAGAGCCTGACAATGGCTTTGTAGGTATACATTTTGATGAAGACTTAAATGCATGGGTAATGCATATGGATTGTAAAGATTGGAGTGTAGAAACCTTTAAAAGATATAGAAAAGTTTGGAAAACTATTATAATTCCACAACTAAAAAATAAAGGTATTACT